TCTTGCCATTGCCCCTCGGCTGTATAAGGATTAATTTGTTTTAAAGCAAAAGCAAATTTATCCTCTAAGCTAATAAAGGCATTAGATACGGTAGCCAATATATTATCAACTACACCCTCTTTTTTAATCGTATAATCCGCACCAAATGTACCCTCTGATTGAATAACAGATGTCATATATTCTAAATAATTATCTAATGTCGCTTTAATAAAGCCTGTACTATCAATTTGCATAATTTAACTCCCTATTGGTGTTTCTGTATTTATTTCTATTATGTCATTATTAACTGTATAAATTACAGAATCAACTTTCCATTTTGTACTGCTATTATCAAAAATAAATTTTCCTATTCTAACAACACCTTCAACTTCTTGAATGGCATCTCTTATTTTTGCTCTTAATTTTTTTGGGTTATCTCTAAAAGATACAAAATAATTAATTCCTTTTGTTATATCAATAAACCAATCTAATGGCAAAATAAATAAACCTGTTTTAACTTGTTGTTTAATACAGTCGTTTCCATCTGTAACAACTAAATCTCCATTTTCAAATTTTAAATCATAATTATCAAAATCAATTTTTATATCCATAGTTTAATTATAATACAGGCTCGGATGTTGGTTGTCCTAAATTACCTATATGAACGTGATGTTTGAGTGAAATACCGTCTGCTACAACATCACCATTTACAACAGTAATTTCAGGACTTTTAACCACTATTGGTTTTTCAGCAGTAATATTAACATTTCCATCATTATCAACGGATAAAATAAATTTTTTATTTTTAAGACCAATTTCTATCTCTTGGTCTGTCGGATAAACATATGCTTCGTTATCGGGTAAAAAACCCAATTCAAAACATCCATCATTAGCATCGTGCATGCGGTCATCTTGATTATATTTTTCACTACCATTTATAGAATAATTTTCAATACTGCGGTCAAAAAATCTTAATACACCTCTGTCGCCAACATGAATGCCTAAGAAAATATATGCAGTAGAACTTTCTTTTCTTTGTATTTTAACATCGTACAAAGGTACATTTTCAATGTCGTCATTGATAATCGGTAATACATCAACATAATTGCCATTAACAGCTAAAACTTTACAAGGACATTGCACATATTGATTATCAGACATTGTTTTTAAAAGATTTAATAATTTTTTTCCTGTACTTTCATTTTTATCTTGAATTTCCATATTACACGCAATAAACCCTTGTAACCATTTGTGTACCAGCATAATTTGAACCTATATGTTCAAGTTTATATACATATTTTAAACCCTTACAATCTTTAAATTTAAAATCGCATTTTACTGTGCTGCCGACTTGTAAAAAAGGCAAAAGTCTTGTTTCAATCATATAGCCCATACGCTCGTATTCTGTTGTAGCAGAACGACCTGTCTTCTTTTTTGTAGCTTTACGACCTGCATGATACACAAACTTATCATCTTGTTTTTCAGGTGTATTACTGTTACCCGAATGCAAATAAATACCGTATTTTTTCATCTGTCCGTATGTTTTATCATAAGCGCAAAAACGACCGCTATTTATGCAAAAATTGAAACCTAATAATTGCCCCAAATAATTTAAAGTATTATATACATTACCAACGGCTCTATAACCATTAATGTTTTTATGTTTAATAATATCCATTTCACCCTTAGGCATACCAAGAGCAGAAATACAATCGTTAAGTATAGTTTCAGTATTTACAGGTTTACGATAGGTTTTATTTAATTGTGCAATACCGTAATTAATAAGTTTAATTTCTGTTTGTAAATCATTTTGTCCACGTCTGCCAGCATTAGCATCTTGTGCCATAAAGCCCTCATTAGCCGTTAAAATAATTTTCTTTTTATGTTGAGTGTAAGTTTCTGAATATCCTCTATACATAACTGTATAATCTTCATCAGAAAAAGCACAAGACAAAGTAAATTCTTTACCATATTGATAAATTTTGTCGTATGTTTCTGTTGTTAAATTGTAAATTGTTATTGTACTTTCAGTTGGTTTGGCTTCTGTGCTTTTTACAATATGAAAATCCATATCCAAACCTTTTTGACGGTCATCAAGGTCGTCTGATATTCTAATCCCTTTTCCACTTGGATTTTTGGGCATAGAAATATCAAGTCTTAATCTAAAATTTAAATCAGAATAAGTTGTAGTTCTTTTATCGTTATCTAAAGTAACAATAGCACCCATTATTCTTCTACCTCGCCATCATCATAAAACAAACCAAATTCTTGAATATTGTCTATTGTAGGTTGATATTTTTTGTCCTCAATATGTGCGAAAAATAATTTATAAGGCAAATTAAAGTGCCTAATTGGTAAATAATTAGTCAAAGCCAAACCAGATATTAAATAATTACCATCTAAATCTTGTATATCCATAAAAAAACAATTACAATAATCATTCCAACGAACTGAAAAGGTAAATTTTTCATCGCCCAAGTCAATCAATGAACTTATCCAAGTATTGTTTCTATCTGCTTTAAACTGTGCATAATATGTTGTCATTATTTATTACCCTTAATATAATAAGTAAATTTTTTTAACTCACTTCTATTTTTTATTTGTTTACCATTATTAGCTTGTTTTTGTATTACGTTGTTTGTCTTACCTTTTTGTGTACTCGGTGTTTTTGCACCACTTTTTTTAGTTCCTATTGCTTTAGAACCAGTAGATACATCGTCAGCTTGCATTGTCGGCGCATCAGCAAAAGCTACAATTTCAATTTCTTCTACACTACCTTTTGTAATTTCTTTAAATTGCAAAGAATACTCAAAACCACTTTTTTGACTTCCTTGTCCATTAGGGTTAAATCCTTGTAAAATCAAATCATTAAAATGTTCATCGCCCAAATATAATGTAATAGGTACTTTTTTATCTCTTAAATCTTTTAGTATTCCCCTAAATTCAGCTTTAGAATATCTTTTTCCATCTTGTAATTCACATTGAACGTCATAGGTGATAGGCATATTATGACAAAATTCAGTTAAATCATTGCCTTCTTCAACACGTCTATCAGGTGTTTCAGACTGCATATTTGAACTATCACTAACAGTCATATCAAAATAAATACGCCTGTCTGAATTAAATTCTTTTAAAATATTATTAATTTTTGCTTCTTCTTGAACACTTTTAAGAATTTTTGAAAATCCATTAATAAATTGTCCGACATTTATTGTGCCATTCAACATCGCATTTTTTAATTGTGTTAAACCACCATACCCTAAAGCTATTCCAGCTTGATTTAAAGCTGGCGCAAAACCTAAAAACAAATAATCAGCCGCCGATTTAGCAGTTATTTTACCATCCAATAATAACTGTGCCAAGGCAATACCTGAAAATTTAGTTGTAACCGCATTTACTGTATTTGAAATTGTACTTCCTATGGCTTTAACATTTTTATCATTCATAAAAGTAGCCAAATTATTTAAAGTTTGAGTTGGATTGGTAATAGAGTTTTTTATTGTAGCACCAGCCTTAGCAAACGCATCTTTCAAATTCATTGTTTGCTTTTGTGTTGATGCACTATCTATTTTATCTTGATTCAATATATCTTTAATATCTTCGGGTATTTCAATAAATCCGTAAGTCATTTTATCCCCCCGTATAACCTAAAAAAGAAGGCGTTTGATTTGTTATAGATAAAATTTTGTCATAATCATCACTCATAGCACCTCTTACTAATGCTAAAATTTCTGCATCAGACCTATTGGCAGCATTAATTACTATTTTTTGGTTATTATTGATATTTGTTGATTCTGCTTTGTTAAGATTATAAGCATTAGCAGGATTGTGTGGAGAATTTTTCCATCTCTCATCAAGTTTTGGGAAAAATTTTGCTCCTCCTAAAGCACCGCCTATACCACCAATAACCGCACCTGGTATATTACCTACAGCAAAACCACCAGCAGCACCTATAAGACCGCCCATTAAACCACCACTAGCTACACTATGAAGTTGATTGGTTTTATCAATCAAAGCTAAAATCATTTTTAAAACCCAAGCAACTGCTGAACCTAAGCCTAAAAATACTATTATTAAACTCTTAATTCCTTTTCTAAATAAACCTGTATTTCTTTCAAAAGTAATAAAAGATGATAATATATCTTTTGAAACATTGGCTACATTAAACAATATCGGTTTAATATCGGTTATAAGACTTTTCATATAATCAATAGCTTTATTAATAATAGGAAATCTAGTAGCCAAATCTCTAGTAAAACTTTCCCATTCAGGATGTTTAATGTAAGTATAAATATCTTGAATTATTAAATATATACCATATAAAACCGCAGATATTAATGTTAGCCACAAGAAACTTTTTCCAGCCGCCATCCCCACTTTTCCAAGACCAATAATAGATGCTTTAATTGTATTCAATAATGTTGGTAGTTTACTTAAAGCACTAACGCCAAACATAAATAACATAAATCTAAAATGTTGAACAATAAAACCTAAAGTTTTTGCCACTAAATTCAACCCTTGTCCTATTCCTTTAGCAATAGTTATAGCTTCAGGTGAACGGAGAAACTCTGTAATAGAATTAATTGTTTCAGCAAAACCTTGTCCTGCACTACCGTTCATTATTTCATATTGAAATAATTTCCAAGATGATGATAAATTAACTAAGGCAAAATCAAGTGATTTTATAACTTCGGGGAAAGCCTCTTTATAAGTGTTTAATAATTCTTTTGTAAACTTAGGTACAAATTCAGCAGCCGATATACCCTTTTTAACCATTTCATTAAATTTTTGAATAGTTACTCCCATGGCTTTAGCACCAATTTCAAAAGCACCTGGTAAGGCGTTACCTAATTGCCTACGCAATTCTTCCATTGAAACTTTACCCTTTGATAACATTTGTTCTAAAGCCAATAAAGCACCGCCAACTTGTTGTTGTGTTGCACCAATAGCACGAGAAGCAGTCAAAACATCTGAATACATATCTTGTATTCCAGATTTATCAAAACCTGCCATAGATGCTGCTGAATAAAAATTACGATAACCTTTTGCAACTGCTTCTATTCCCGTACCTGTTCTTAATGCTTCTTTTTGAATATAATCCCAATCTTGTGTTGATTTAGTTAAACCCTCAATAGAACGTCTTACAAGGTCAATATCACGATAAGTTTTCACAAGACTTTGAATACCCATTACTGCACCAGCACCAACAAATAATCGTCTTAACCCCTTAGCCAAAGTAGAATTAAGACCAATCATTTTTTTAGTATTCTTATTTATTTTTTCTTGCGCTTTTGTATATTTCTGTAAACCTAATTGGTCAACATCATATACAAATTTTGTAACAAGTTCTTCTAATACATCTCTTGACATTAGTTCATATTCACCTTATAACGTAATGATTTAGCCAATAACATTGTATCTACTAACGGATGGTCAAAACCTTTTTGTTCAATAGTTCTTGGGGCGTTACCCTTGTAAAGGCTAGGACTGTTATTAATTCTGTCTATCATCTCGTTTAAATATAATGTACCAATTGAACCTAAAAGATAATTAACATGTTTTACTTTATTACCTTTATATTTTTCGTGGATTATAACTTTCATAACATCTCTTGTTTCACGTTTGATATTACTTTTTAATTCACGACTTTCTTTAACCCTTACAAATGGTCTTGGAGGTGGATTATCACCCTTATTACCCCCAAACTCATTGTAACAAGCATAATCTATAACTTTAGTATCACTTTCACTATTTATAGCTTGACCCTCTTGTCTATGCACACCAATAGTAACATTACGTTTAGCCAATGCTTTAGCAAAATTTTCAACGTCTTTTATATCTATATTTTTTTTACGAGTTACTTTTATAGACATTTTCATACTACAATTATACCTTAAATTACCTACGCATTTGTTTTTCCATAGCTTGTGCTTCAAGATATTTCTGATAAACCTGTTCTATTACAGTTTCATACGTTACAATAAGTTCATCATAACTCATAGAATTAAGTTCTTTTGTAGTTACATTTACTTGATTTTGATTTAATAATATCCTTAATTCAACTATTTGCTTTTTCGCTTGCCTTGCACTCTCGTTTCTTTTTGGGATTGAGCAAACATATTCAGCGATTGTTCTGCCCTCGAAATCTGTGTCTCCCAAATCTCTTTTAAAGAGTTGCCTATATTCTTGAACGA